TTGTATGTATCCAAAATATTCAAGTTCGTTTTTAATTTTCTGATGCAAACCTAATTTAATTGGCGGAATTTGCATCCACAATTTATGCAATGCATTTTCATAATCAAAGTTGCGATATTGTTTTTCAGTCTGCGTACTGTCAGCAGCAATAAGTGCTGCATAATTAGCATCCAGATTATCTTTGGAAAATTGAGCTCGTCCATAAAGGTCGTCATATGCTTTTACAAATGTCTGAATCTGTGGGACTGTACCAAAATCATCAAAATATCCAATATTAATCAAAATATTAAGCTGGTCAGATTTCAGACTCTTAAGTTGTTTAATATCTTTGAGCAGTGTAAAAAAGTTTGTATATTGTTTTTTTTGTGATAAAGCATATAAGTCCTCAGAACATTTCTGGTTCATATTTTTTAATGATAATAGTGATGAATATATAACACCGTTTTCTTTGTCGGCTTTAAAGCTGCGATTATCATTGCCAAACTTAAACTTGCCTTCTCTGATACCAAAACCTTGGAGCATTTCTCTTTTCAGTTCAGCAACTTTATCTTTGTTGCCTTTGTTGGAATAAAATGTGAGAAGTACCTCATAAAATTCATAAGGATAGTGAGATTTGAGATAAGCACAATATAAGCTATCCAACGCCATACAGTATGCATGAGAACTGTTAAATGCATAACCTGAGTTATCATTTACTACTGTCCATACTTTTTCACTGTTATTTTGTGCAATTTCAAAATCAAGTCCATTATCTTCTTGAATTTGTTTGCAGAAATTTTTAATAAAATCATCTTTGATTGCTTTTACCTTTTCTGGTTTCTTTTTACTGATAGCTTTAATAAGACCATAGCATTCGTCCATTGGAAATCCAGCATAGTTAAGGACTTTCATTGTCTGTTCCTGGAAAATCATAAAGGGAATCGGAAGTTCTTCGGTAATCAGCAGATTATCCAGTGTAGCAACTCCATATGAGAACGGCTGTCTACTTTCAAAAATCGGATACATTGATTTAAAGCCTGGACGAATACCTGCTATAAATGCCGAGAGCTCAGATGGGTTTCGTGGTTTATATCGCATTGCTTTTTTTGTTGTTGAGGCTTTTTCACATTGGTTAACACCTATAGTCAAACCTTTAGCATAAATATCCCAAGTCGGTTTATCATTTTTAATAAGTCCCAACAATGTATTTACATTAAAATGCTCAATGCCAATACGTTTAAAAACACGGTCAATAATATCCACCACATTTACAGTGAGCAGGTCATTTTTCAAAAATTTATATTCTTCTGCGACTGCACCATCAATAACACAAGTGATGCATTCCTTCTTGGTACTTTCACTCTTACATTTAATGAGCCCAATTTCTTTACGAATATTGCCTTGATATAAGAGATGTGCCGATGGAGCTTTTTTGCGGTCAGAAATGATACCCCAATATGATTCACTCTGTCTCAAATGGTCATGATACTGTTCATCTACATAGTCATAGATATTTATATCGCGCCTGTCATCATCATCGGCATGTTTTAAATCATTTTCATATTTTTCAATCTGTTTTGTGATTTCATTTGCAATGGCAGCTGGCACATCTTTTGCTCTTGCATAAAGCTTAAAAGCAGATTTCTTTTTCAAAGTGCCAAATGCAATCATTGGATATGAATGTTCTTCTCCAAGTATTTCTTTTTGTGCTCGTTCAAAAGGCTCAGTATTAGCTACGTTAAAGTCAATATCTGGTAGGGAGCCGGACTCTAATATTCGGCTTGTTGACATAAAGCGCTCTGGATAAAGATGAATTGCAGATGTAAAACGGTCAACTTTTGAGAATCCACACAATGTGTTTGTGAAGAAGCCAACAGCGGAACCACGTCCACTATCTGTAATTACCCCGCCCAATTCAATCCCGCGCTTAATAACTTCATAGTTGATTAGCGGATAGTCAACCATACCAGTATCTTTATATACCTGAACTTCTTCTTTAACACCTTGATAATATCTGTCATAGTCTTCAGCAGGAACATATTTCATATATTCTTTAAACTTTTTTGTAATCAGTCTTGAATATATCTTGTTCTTTTCCTCTTGAGTCTTGTCTGGATATAAAGTTGGTAGTTTAATATCTTTACTAAAATAAAAATTCTCAAATGTTAAGCAGATATCTGTGTTATCCATTGCACGTTGAATTTCTGTCTCAGTAAAAATTCCTTGGTCTAAAAAACGCTTTATGCATTCATTGTCAGAGGGATAGTCCATATCAGTTTTGTTATCCTATAGGTTTTTTACCCCATAGTTCTTACATTTTTCCATTATGTAAGCTCGGCATATATTTTCATCCTCTATATTTAGGTGGGATGCTGGAGACTCTTGGATAGATTATATTTATTCACTATCTATGCTCTACGGTGACAATAAACCTTACGCAATTTTATTGTTTACCTCGGTATTATCCTATATCATTGGAGGACTTCACCGATTTTCCCCAGTAATTATTTAATTTATTACTAAATTAAACGGCATTTAGAATACCAACCAGATTCATCTTCATAAATAATGCCTTTTGATTTAAGAGCTTCATCACGAAGACCAGCATCCTCTGGATATATATAATGACTATCTAACCCAACAATCATTTCAATATTGTATTTTTTTGACCACTTTTTAATTTGGTTATTTAATTCTCTTTGCTTGTCAGTATTATGATTTTGAATTTCAAGCATAAAATTATTTTTAAAGTGCTTATGCAACTGAACAATAAATTTTTCACTTTCTTCAAAACCATATCCATAAAATCCAACACATGCTGTTGTAATAAAGACATCATTGGCGGGTAAAGACAGAATCAGTTTTGTATCCAAACGTGGTTTATAATAGTAACCTGTAATATTAGCTTCTGCTAAAATATCATTTATGGCTTGTCTGCCGTTTTCATTTTTTGCAAGAATAATAATATGGTTATTCTTATTATCTTTTTCTATCCTGTCTTTTACCCAATATGCTTCTGTACCAAAAACAAATTTCAATCCATATTTTTGAGCTATGCCATATGGTACATAATAATTACATTGCCAGCCGTGTTCGACAGATGAAATAACTTTGTGCCCAAGTTCCTGAGCTCGTTTTGCATAATCTTCATAAGATGCAATAGAGTCAAATGAAAACAAATTACTATAACTGGTATGGCAATGATAATTCTGCATATTTCCTCCTAAAATAATTCTTCATCTGAAGTTTTTGCCAACTGTTTTTCAAGATTATATCTGGCAATATATTCGCAAGAAGACTTATAATCACAAAGATAATTGCAGAAAAATTCATTGCCTTTATCAATCACTTTAGGCTTCCAGGCTGATTTATCATTTTTAGGCAATGACTCAAAAATATCAGCCTGATGATTTATGTAATCTAAGGTTTCCTGTTTGAGCTTTTCGGTTATCGGATAGCGCCTTACATATGGTTTAATGATAAATTTGGAACGAATTTCATTTGGAAGCTTATCCAATGAATTATTTTCCAGTGCATCTATCATAAACATTTCAATATCTATATCATCATAGCCAGCTTCTATCAGCTCTTGCTCTAAATATGGCTGCAATGTTTGTACTATCTTATAACGGTCACAAACTTTGGTAATCTTAGTTTTTTCTTTAGAATTTCTGCGCAATTTGCCTTGAAAAACAATTTCAACATATTTAAGCATTATCCAGCCTACGTCTTTGACGGTATAGCCTTCTGCTTCTTTTGCAATGGCATATATAACAAGCTGTCTGCCGTGTTCCAATAATGTTTCCTGAGAAAATTGTGAGGAAGTTTTCCAGTCCCAAATTGAAATTGTTTTTGTATCTTTATCCAGATGCTGAACAAGGTCAATATAACCTCGTACATATCTGTCTTTTGTGAGTGGATATATAAATAACTGTTCAGTTTCAAACTCGCCTCGTGGCGGTATAAAATTGCTACAGAAATGACGCATATTTTTTATCCAATTATCACGGATAGATGTTTTTCCTCTGCTATCGCGAGGAAAATCAAATCCAAGCATTTGCATATCTTCAAGCTCATTATCTAGAGCTACAATCAAATCTTCCGTTGTATTTTTCTGATTCATAATGCCTTCTAAAGTGTCATGAATTTTAGAACCCATTAATGAATAAATATTAGGAACCGATTTACTGTGTACGATGTATGCAAGATATGCCTGATAATGACACTGGTCAATTGTGTCTGCTTTTGAAATTGAATATAATTTTTTACCTTGTTTTTGTAATTCTTCAAGTGTTATATCTTTTTCTCTTACAGCTATTCGAGCCACCTCACTTTTTCTTTGATTAATTTTATAAATTTTTCTTTACCAACATCAGCTGCATTCATTTTGCTGCCAAGTGGCAAATATGTATTATTATCGTCCCAGATATATCCTATCTTCGCTCCTCTAACAAGCTGATTTTCATTACTGCGAAGTCTTTGTGCCTGGGCAATAATATGTTCTTCATCAAGGCCCTCATCATAAGCAATAATAATTTTTTCAACTCTTAATGCACGCAAATATTTGGCTTGTGTTGAAGAAATATGACATCCCCCTGTTGCAAGTCCAATATAACAACCAAAACTATCAAGCTGACATACAGCTTTTTCACTTTCAAATACAATGCACATATTTTTTTCTTGAATTTTATGATAGTTTTGATGATAGCCAAATAATGTGTAGCTTTTCGTGCACGGAATAATAGGTAGCCAACGTTCTTCATGCGGTACATCTTTTCCCATTGCTCTGCCCATAATTCCGCATAACTGACCATTAATTGTCCATTGTGGAATTGCTATGCGCATTGCAGAAAAATCAACCCCAATATGATATTTTTCTTGTGTTTGGAAATTGATGCCATCATTAAAAAATTGTAGACTTAGCTGCCCGTTGTATTCCTCAAGGAGCGAATCAGGATATGTAGGTATGTCCAACTCAGGTTCGCGCTGTTGTTTTATGAGTTTTTTATAGAAGCCACCAAATGGTAATTTGATTTCAGTATTGAATTCATTTTTGGAAAGTCCAACTACTTGCGCCACATATTCTAAGGCTTGCGGGAAATTACAATTCTGATTGTTCATCACCAATGTGTAAAGATTTCCACTTTCACCCATTGAAAAGCTGTAATACCTAAGTGTATCTAAATAAAAAATATTTGAGGTAGGATTGCTACCTACTCTTGATGAATATCTGATTTCATTTCGTCCTCTGTTATGTGACAAATTAGGTAATCCCAATGAATTAAGGACTTTAAGTACGTCGTCCGGACGTGCTTGCAGATAATCATTCAATTGTAATACATTGATAAAGCCTCACCGCCTTATCTGATTTTTTGAAGTGCTAAAGCAATGCGAAGCTGCTCTTCTTTTTGTTTATCAAAATATGCATATAATCCTGTTTTTACTCGGTCATCAATCCAATCATATTGAATTAACAAATCTGCTAGTTTGCATAATTTATGCTGATAATATGCATTGACAGCATCAACAGGATTGCTATATGTTCCTCCCTGTATTGTCTGATTTTTATATGAAAACACGACAACATAGTGACTATGACGTTTATGCACTCCGATTAAACCAGATGTATTGTCAGATTTAACATTAGTGATAAAAATATTGATGGGCTCAGGAACTATACAACAAGTTTGTAATGAGTATTGTTTATTTTTATAAACTAAGATATCTTTATCAATAACAAGGCGTTTCCCATCATTATATTGTAAACATTCTTTATAATTACAAATTTTATTGATGTCATTTTTAAAATGAGAATAGTGATGCCATCTTAAATCAACTGAACAATTAGTGTATGATGGAAATCTCTTATGATATGAAGTACTGTAACATCTGTGAAAAAATTTAATCCACAGTTTATATTCTGGCTCGTAAGACGCGCCTTTGTAATCAGTACATCCAACGCCATGTATTGTTGGACTGCCATAATCATGAATATTTCCAGTGACTATTTTGTTAGCCTGAACATAAGTTGAATATCCACTTTTGAATATCACCTTATATAAAATATTGTTATGTCTATCACGAGTGCCATCATCAAGATATGTAAATTCTTTACCATCGGTGTTAAAACAAACAGCTCCAGTTTTGTTTCTTACTTTTCTGCTCATTGTTAATACCTTCCATGTTCATTAACTATGTTGCAACGGCCAATTTCTTTCCAGCTATTAAAACGACCGTTTACTTCGTATAAAACCTGCTGCTTGTCTTCATCATTGCGAGTCTTATCCAAAAAGACAACTATATATTTATTATCTGGGTTTAATTCAACATATTGCTTAACACCAGTATATTTGCCCTCTGCATTACGCTGTAAATTGTATGGTCGACAATCAAATTTTTTGCCTGTGTATTCGTCATCCCATAAAGTACGCATGTAAACCATTTCAGAAAACACTTCTTTTATCTGTTTACCATTTGCAAGACATCCCGCATCCAAATATCTTTGATTAACGGTATATAGTGCCAACTGATAAGTTGTAATAATTGCAATGTTTTCTTTTGATGCCAACTGAAAAACCTTTCTGCTATTGACTAATAATTGCAAAAACATTTTTTCATCAAGACTATCATCACTCTTCATTGTGTCCCATAGAAAAACCTGATAACCTTTTTTGGCGTTCATCTTGATGTATTTCATAACTTTAGAAACATCATTATCAAACAGTTTCACAAATTTGAGATTGCTATATTTTTCTTTACTAATTTTTTGTGCCTTGGCAATCATTATCTTTTGTTCGTCTGTAAAGTGGCCTATTTTTATTTGTTTGCGTGTCAAGCCCCAATAATTTAGGTCTTTTGTTAATATATGGGCAAGTAACATTACTTTATAATCTTTGCTTCGCATTTCATTAGAAACAATAGCTACCTTTATGCCGTCTTGGGCCATTGGAATAGCCATATTTTCAAATGCAAAACTAGATTTGCCTGCACCACTATGTCCAGCAATCATATACATTTCACCAAGTGGAACTCCTAATGTTAAATAATTCAATAATGGGCACTGCTTGCCATAACTGATTCCAACAGTATCACCGCTATTGCACTCTTCAATAAAAGCATCATCAATGACCAAACTTTCTTCTTCAACATCATGCGTTGCGGTGATACTAATGTCATTTAATTTGTACTCAAAATAATCGTAAATCTGCTGACTTGTCATCCTATCAAACTTTTCAAGTTTATCAAATGATGAAAACATCATCTTGCACATTTCATCAAGAATATTAAGTCTTGCTACTTTATCAAAATATGCATTAACATTCTCTATGCTGACTAAGCCTTTAAATTCTTCAACTTCTTTGAAACCACCATAACTGTCAAACTGCTTTTTTATTGTTTCTTTGTCTTGAAGAAAAGTGTAGACAGCAATATGGTCAAAATTGCGATATCCAGCTTTATACAGTGCTCTACCTAAATTGAAATAAAACTGTGCATCAGGATTACGAATGATATCGTCTTCTTTTTCGTTTACAAATTTATAATCATCATATAAATCCGGATTCTTCCATAAACAAAAAACAAATGGGGCTTCAATTTCACCACGATGTTCATTAATTTTTTGCAACAATACATCTAATTCCATAAATCATCCTCCAAGAAATCCGTAATATCTTTACCTTTTTTTGATGTGCCGATGGTTGAAATGTCCATTTCTTGGATGGTATCGATGTGTTTTTGAGTTTGTTTATTTCTTAGCTCATTCACTTTATTGTTTTGTCTATTCACATCACTGATATGATTTGAAATGATTGCAAACATATAAAATATTTTGCCTTGTGTAGAAGAAAATTCTTTATTATTGAATGCCCATGTAATGTCTTTTTCACACTTTGTAATTGTTTCAAGCAATACTTCTGGTGAATAAAAAGAATATTCTTTTATCTTTTTGTTGAGGAGAGCCGGAAATGGCTCTCCTTTCTGATATCCAAGATATGTAAGTAAAACACGTTGAATAGTTTCTCTGGTGTGTTTATCTTTCTGAAACTGACGAAATACAGATTCGCTCTTATACCATTTTCCATTGTCCGCCTTATAAAAAACATCACTGGTTCCTTTTTCTTTTGTCACAGCACAAGTAACTATTCTTGCCATTCTTTTAACCTTTCAATGAAGCTGAAATAATATTGGTAATCTTTTCCAATGCCTCAAGCGGAATATTGTCATCAGTAAATTTTTCAAAGTTGTATTCAGCCATAGTTGCTTTTACTTCTGCTTTGGTTGCAGCAGTACATTTGGTGAAATTGTCTTTGATATATGCAATATATTCATTGGATTTTTCAGCATAGTCTTCAGCTTCCACCTTAGATTTTGCATATGATTTTGCCTGTTCTGTTTTCTTTGCGTCTGCTTCCTTCTGTAGCTTTTTATTTTCTTCTTCTGTACGATTACCTTTTGCACTTTCAGCAAGGATTGCATCCTGGATAGCTTTAATGAATTCATCTTTATCAAAAGGTACACTATCTGTAATTTCTGCAAAACGTGATTTTGCATCCACACTATAGTTATTATCTCTGAATTTAATTACACGCTTTTCATCTGTTACAATACTACGTTCAATATCCTTCTTAGTCATAATATCTTTCTTGCCAGTTTTTTCCTTGACAATGGTTCTGTCGACATAAGCAACACCAAGGAAATGCAGTTTATTTTTCAGAGCATTGAAATATCTCTGAGTAGTATCTGATGTCAGAATTGAATATGATGCACCAGTAACAGGGTCATCTACTTCCTTAGATTTTGTGTGGATAATTGTCATAAAGTGCACATCAACTTCTTTAAGTTCCCAAAGTTTATCCAAAATGAGCTCAGTTACTTTATCCGGGCCACCAGAGAATCCACCATATGCCTGTTTAATAGAAGTAATTTTAGGTTTATCTGGATTTTCTTTATTGTGTAAACGGATTACTTCAGGTTCTGTAATTTTAATAAGTTCATCCCATGTATCCACAATAACTGTTTGCAAATTGGCATAATCAGGGTCAGTATATTTATTCTTTACAATATCATCTACAACTGCTGCAAATTTTGCCCAATTACGAACCTTTTCTGAATTAAGACCTTCGAGCGCTTCTGAACCATCCTCTTTACCAATGTCCAAATGAAGATATCCGCTTGCACCATTTACTTCTGGCGCAAGAGTTTCACAAACTTCTTTAAACAATGTAGTTTTACCGATACCACCTTCACCCAAAAGGCCTATATTATAATGAAGCGGATTCAAGTCCACTCTGTTCTTTTTACCAAATCCCATTTACTTTCTCCTTAAAAGAGGTCTTCTTCACTGATTTCGTCAATTGCTTTTTTAGTTTCTTTAGGTGCTGTAACTTTTGCAACTTCTGCTTCAATATTTACTGTCTTGTTAGGAACATAAATCTGAGCTTCAAATTCATTTGGATACTCACCTGTTTTTACCAAACCATCAGCAAAATCACCCATAAGTTTTGGGTCAGCAAGACGATATTCGACAACTCGTTCACCAAAAATGTTTCCGCGTGGTTTAAAATCTTCCACATTTTTTATGCCAAGTTCCACCTGAGCAAGCTGTGCCGGAGTAAGCAAATCTTTTGTAAACTCAACCACATCTGCACCATTGAGATAGCGCACTTCCCAATTCATATGTACATATTCTTCGTCTAAGCCTTCAAGATAGCTACGTTTATAGTCAGCCAACTGTTTATGTCGCGGGTTTGTTTCAAGCTGATACTTTGACAAATCAAGAATTGCCTGCTGAGGCATCATTTTGTTACCCTCATCTTTATTGATGTACTGCTGCACATAACCGTTTACATAAATACGTTTTTCAGTTTCCAGGTCAGTTGCATCAACACAATCTTTGTTGTAGTACAAGTCCATTGTGAGACTCAGTTTTTCTTTTGTGTCATTGGTTACAGCATAAATAGCTGTAACTTCAAAATTATCAGAATATCTGTCCTTATAAAATCTTTTACGTACTCGACCTGTTGCAGTTACTTTGTGTTTGCATTTAGGAAGTTCTTTTGACAGGTATTCAATAAAATCATATGAAGTAATAAACTGTTTACGTTCTGACTGCAAAGCTTTAAGCATTGCATCAGCACCATCTTTATTTGTTACACCATATTTTTCAGACACAATAGAATAGTCATCGGTTTTAAGTGCTTCTCGCAAATCTGCCTTCTGTTCTGGGTCAGCTAAGTCAACAGTATAAAGACGATAAGAAGCTACAGATTCAATAACATCTGCATCAAATCGGTCTTTCCAAGCAACCGAAATCTTGTTATTGTCTTTGTCTATTGAGAAAATATCTCTGCCATTATCTGCTGAACCAAACGCACTGATATAAGCAGTATTTGCTTCACCTTCGCGGATGCCGACATTCATTCGCAAAGATGGAATTTCTTTCTGTGAGCCAGCATCTTTGTATGATGAGGACACCACAAAAGGCTGTTTAGAGCCTTCTTTTGGGAATACAAGTTTCCCGGTAAAACTAAATCTTGTTTCCATAAATCTCCTTTTCATTTAAAATATTTATTTTCAGGCTTTTGCCGAAAAAACAAAGAGTAAATTAATTAGGTATTGAACAATATGTATCAGCAAAATGGTCTAAACAAGTATGGCAAAAACTAAATGTAAAATTCTCACTATCATGTTCAGTTCCAAAAGGAAATGTTATTTGCATTGGCTGCATATTCATTATTTCAATTTCTGTGAGTTCTTTACCACAATTAGCGCAATATACTTTTCCTGTTAACATTTTGTGTCACCTATCCCTTCAAATTAGTATGTTATGTGTGTCATATATTTTAAAAAGCAACAATCGATTTAACTCCGGATAATCATTCAACAAATAAGGTGTTGTAATAACATTCTGAAGTTCTAACTGTGCTGAAAGAGAATTTAAATATGTACGATATTTTAATTCCAAATCTAAAACCCTTTGATGTGTTGGGTTAGTCAGTGTGCCTTCATTATATTTACGGCGATATTTACCTTCGCCTACCTGATATCTAAGTAATGCCTTGCTATCGTCTCTTGTATACGTTTTGTGATACTTCATCAGTGCTATATAACAGTCGATATTTATATAAGGATTAAATAATTCTTCTTTTGAATTCAAAACACCCTTGTTATATAAAAAGTCAAAACAAGCATCATTAATCTGACACAATCCTCTATCTATCGAACCATTTTGATTTATGTGCACGGCATCTGTCTGAAATCTGCTTTCGTTGTATACGACTGCTAAAAACATGGAGTATGACAAATTATTTTGTCGACATTGCAAATAAGCATATTTCTTCAACTTGATATCAAAATTGCCATATAATGAATATACATCTGAATTTGTGCCCTCATTGTATGCGTAAGCATTAACTGTGGGACAAATTGAAAATATTAAAATTAAAAACGTACATAAAATACATGAGGAAAATCGTCTTCCTCTTCTTATGGTTCATTTCATATTGTCAGCCCCTTTTCCCAAGATGATTTGTATGTTATACAAGTTTTAAAAAAGAACATACATAACCTATATTAAAAGATGGTTTGTATGTTATTTGAGTGATTTAGAAGCTCGCCTTTACAGCGAGCCTCTAATTTCTACCCATAGATTATAATCTTCAATTAACGGCATAATTGCACTTGTCGGTATTTCATCTTTAATAAACGAAGCGAAAAGAGCAACACCAGAAGTTGTTGTTTCAAAATATGAAATCTTCTGGACTGTATAAATATATTCAAACAGTGCAGATTTTTTAATATTGTTGAAATCAACTTTATTTTCAATTTGATTATCTATATTATCCCTGTTAAATTCATTGATACGTTGTCGTGTTGTTCGGAATATGTTATAAATGGCCATCTCATTTAAAGCTGTCGTTTTCCCTTTTAAAAACTCATATTCATTATAAACATATTCTTCTGTTGTGAAATTATGGCCTTTGCGTAATTTTTCATAAGTATCAGATTGGTTATACTTGTTTAAAAAGGTAAGCATTCGCTCATCAGAGATATATTTGCCGGCAATAGTTCGCGATGAAAAATCAAAATCATTTTTCTTCAATTTCAGCATTTCATCAATTGTAAATCCCAACCAGCTTAAATAAAAAACTGCGATATCGGTATAATAACGAGTGTTGTCGCCTTGTGTTAATTTTTCATCGAAAACAGTAGACATATAATCAACATATTCTTCGGTACTAAAAAACACACTGCTTAATTTAGCTGCACGATACAATTTATGTGATGTAATATAACTTGTATTATAATATCTTAAGTCAAATAAAATATGACTTTCAGCGTCCCTAAAAGATAAATGGCCCGTTGTTTGCAGCCATCTTATATATCGACGACAATAAGTGACTATGCGCTTGATACTATCTGCTCTGCCTGTGAAGCGAGTGAAAAATAATTCATCCAGCTCTTTTAGGTTCATTTCTTCCAGGCTTTTATTTTTCTCAATAACATAGTTCTTAATGATAGAAAATACTTTTATATAATTATAATGCTGTTTTGGATTTTCATTTCTTGCAACTGCATCTAAAAATTCATCAATTAATCGAGTATAATCCATGTATTTCACCTCATCTTATAATTTACATAATAACAATAATATGTAAATTTTTCAAGATGAAATATGGTGATGTCGTTTTATTTAGCAGTCAATAAATGATTAAAAAATAATGTATTGTGCACTCCTTCATCAAAGGCATATTTAATATGAGGATTCTGATACAGAAGACCAGTCGCAGCCTTCTTCCAATTATCACTATTGAAATAACCAATTGGTTCGGTTAATTGGTTATGTGGCAGAGTTGTGCGGCCTTCAATTACTAATGTTGAATTTTCATTTAAGCCTTTAACTTCACCCTTTGGAAACTGAATGTGTACAGGATTTTTACTGTCAAATCTACGTGTTGTAAAAGGAATTACTTCCGCGTGGTTTGATGTGTTATTGTACACATTGTTTGATACAATCAAATATGGTCTGATACCAGTATATTTATGGTTGCCATTATCTGCATTTACATATCCAAGCCGAATTTCGCCCGACTTTGGAATTGTTGTTGTAGGTATAAACTTAAATCCCATACACTTTCTCCTTTCCTGTTTTCTACTATAATAATAACACACAAACCATCTTTTGATAATAGGTTTTTAAAAAGTTCCGAAGAACTTTTTTAAATAATTTATGTGCAAATTATAATATCGGTATTATCGTTTACCTGTAGAAATATTTTGTCGCCTTTAGTTTCAAATTTATTTATTTTAAATATTTTTAATTGATTCATTTTACCTGCTGTAAATATTAAATGCTCATTTTCTATGTATGAAGCTGAATTATAAATTATATTATCAATATATAATTCTACACAACAATCTTCATTACAAAATAATAAGACTCGCAATAAACAACTGGTGGCTGAATTTTTATTGTTTGCATTTATGCAACCTGTAATTGATGCAAAAACATCTTTGAGACAGTATTTCGGCATATTGTGTTTTCCTTTCATAGAAATTTTACAACCATTAGTTGTTATTGTATAACTAATATTATACCTTTTACTGCCAAAATTCAATAGAAAAATAATAATTAGAATACACATTTTGGCTCACCTCATAATTTTAGAAGGCTGTGTGATAAAACCTCACAACCAATAGTTGTTAAAATTATTTACGATACTGCCAGCATTGTATATTCTAATTATCTTCCTAAATTATCCAATTTCAACTGGAAATGTTTACCAAATAATGTGTTGTTTCTGATATTCCTCACTAATATTTGCATAACGCAATAGTAGTTTCAGGTCAGCTATCGATATAGTTTCCCCTTTTAAACGATAATATTCATCTGTAAGAGCAACAGCGTAAAACTTGCGTTCTTCTTGATTATTTCTATTGTATGGATATGACCGTTTTATATCTTTAGGCGTTCTCATTTCTTCTGGTGTAAGAGGCATTCTGCCTAACCCATTGGCCGCCCGGCGAAACTTGGGGTCATTTTCATGCTGTAAATATATTTTTGTTTTTATACAGTGCTTTTGATGATACATAGCATATGGTGAACCTGTGGTAAATTTCATATATTTCCAAGGCTGTGCTCCATAATAACAATATTCATTCATATCTATAATGATATCATCTGGATATTCTTCTGAAAAAAAATCTGGCGTTAGAAAATCTCTGCGTCTTAATGCAGGAGGATTGTAATTGGTTTCTTGTAAGATTCTTTCTTGTTCTTCTTTGGTCATAATCAAAGGCATAGATTCTAAAATATAAATAGCTGATGTATTTTCAGGATACAATACTGAATCCACAACACAATTTTTATGGTTGCCTTTTGCATAACTTAGAATAAAATCTTTGAGTTCTTTATTCAGAATTTCACATATTTCTTCCTTAGTTGTTGCTCTAACAAAATAGCGGCCTAAATAAACTGGTGCCAATTCTGGATGAGACCAATAATGATGAAATGTCTTAATGTATTCATCTTTCAAACTGGCTTTAGCATCTGCAATTTTCTTTTCCTTATCAATTTGTGATTGCATGATTATTTTTTTATTAGCTTGTTCACTGATTGTCTTGCCAAACAATGCTGCTCCCAACCCAGTTGCCAAAATCCAATCAAATATCATAACTACACCTCATTTCTGTTCTTACTTCCATAGTACTCTTTTCATACTTTCTTTGCAAGAACAAATTAAAGTGCCGCATGTCGTCGATACAGTTTTTGATACTCAATATTCTTCTGTCGATGGGTTGCACGATACTGTTTCATATATGCATCCCGCATCTCTTTTCTGCAGCGTTCACAATATTTAGTATTTCTTGAATTATTTCCAGCTTCAAATTCAATGTTGCAGTTTGGATTTTTACACTGCATTACACTCATTGACATTCCCCCTTTATATACTTATTTATATATAGTGTTCTCAAGCAGTGAGACTCTTGTATAAAGACCGACTCCACCTGGCACTGGAGTAATTTTCTCTACATAATCATAAAGTTCTGGGCTAAAGTCTCCGCACAATTTACCATTTTCATCGCGATTAATGCCAACATCAATCATTACTTCTGGAAATTCATAACGTTGAGAAAACATATCCCAAAAATTACCTGGCAATACCAAATCTTTGCGTCCAACTGCACTAATAAGGACATCACTTGTTCGCATATAACAATTGCGTTGCAGCAAAGGTGTCTTGCTATTACAGCTAACAATTGTTGCCCCTCTATCCATCAGAAGCTGAGTCAATGGTCGTCCCACATGACCCTGTCCTAAAATGCATACAGTCCTGCCTTTAACATCATACTTAATGTCGTCCAAAATTGATATAATACCAAGCGGTGTGCATGGCAAGAATGGACTTGTCTTTTTAAAACCGTCAACGTCTTTATTGTCAATAATAGTTGAAATAATCTTTTCTTTGTCCAGATGTTCTGGAATTGGCATCTGAACAATAATGCCCAGCACATCATCATTATTATTGAGCTGTTTGATATCTTCAATAATTTTATCAGTCGTGATGTCGTTCTCGTATTTAATATGATGTACTGTTATTCCTACTTTGTCCGCATCTTTTTTCTTGCCTTTTATGTAAGAATTAGAAGCTGGATTATCTCCCACCTGCAAAACTGCAAGCTTTTTATCCGTCAAGTCATTTACCTTTACATAATCAGCAAGATGCTGAAGTCGTCTTTCAACATTAAATTTACAATCTATCATTGGATTCACCTCCGTTTATCCTATTGACCTAATCATACAGTGCCCAAGGTCGGGCGTTTTAATCTCATCGTACTGATGAGTGTAACGATTATATTTAAACCAGTGCTCCTCATCAAGAGGTACAGGAATGATACCTTCTGTGATGCGCTGGACGACTGCATAGTGATAAATACCTTCCCAAATGTCAGTAATATTATTTATTACAGCTCGCTTAGCATCTTCGTAATTTTTATACCAGCCCCAAACAACTGTACAACCAGTATCAATTAGCCCAGTAACTTTATCTTTTTCTACTTTTTCCATAACCATAACAGTCCAAATAGCATCAAGGTTAGGATAAAGTTCTGCTACAGATTTCTCTCGTGTTATCATATTACCATCCTTCAATATTGCAAGTTTGATATTCAATAGACCATCCTTGCTGTTTGATATATTTTTTGAACTCCTTATATTCTTGCTTGGTACGGTCTTTTAGACGGTCTCTTAAATTACCAAAAACAGTAATGATTACCGTAGTTGTATAATGCCCATTCTTGCATACATATTCTTCAGGTGGATTACATCCTTCACTATTTTCATATGGACACCGTCCACAATCAGGATAGCAGCCAATATCATGGCCCGGTCTTTCGACTACAAAAATGTCAGCATCACCTTCACTACCTGTAATTTTAGGAGCGTCGCGCATAATGTGACGAACATAAGCAGCAATATCGTCTTTCCGCTCATATGTATTAACCGCCATTGCTGCAACAATATGTGTCCAGGAGCTCATACAATCATCCTTTCATTTTGGCTTTTCCTTGGTTTAAAATAGCAATCAATTCAACCGTTTCATTATTTTTATTTTTTTCACGGACTGCTTCTTCATGCTTTCGCATCTGTTCAATTTTGGTAATCTTATTGCAATATTTTAGATAATCTATAAATGAAAATCTTACTTTATACTGCTTTGTTACAGGTGCCACCATATTACCTCTAGTATGATAATTGAGATGAAACGCATCACAATTCATTTGAGTTGGTTTGATAACACCAATATTACCTGATACAATCATCTCAGCTTCTCCGCCGTCATAGAAGTATTCAAGCAAATTATCAATCTGCGAATATTTGAGATGCAAATCTCCTGCATCATATACTGCATATCTTACATACGGTGTTTTTTCAAATTTACGCCATTTCTTGTGTAAGCGGTTATATGAAGCAATGACACAAATTGTCATATATATAAAACCAATGCTAAAAATTGTGAGTATTAATCCTATCATGATTTCTTCTCCTTATGTTGATTGTACCAATACATAAAAGCTTCTTCAGGTGTTTTAAAGCCATCATCAACCCATAGGGCCATAGCTTCAATAGGTTCACCAAAACGATAGCCAATAATGTTGTCTCCTTCGCCTTTTGTATACATCGTATATCCTTTAGCTGTGTATTCAGCAATCATTTCTGAAATTGTTTTTTCTTGTTTCATATTTCCTCCTATATATCCCATGGGTCGCATCTGTCACAATCTTCAATGCCTAAATAATGGCAACGAGCGCAACAAAACATAGCCTCCCAACCATCACAACTGCGTTCACAAGTCTCGCATGGATTTTGTTTCTTTTCTTCGGGCATTTTTGTTTCCTTTCTTATTGCAGAAATATTCGCAATAAAGTGAATCTCGACATTTGATTTCATCTATATATTTATCAATGAGATTCAACATTCTTTTAAAGTCTGAAGTATAAAATGTAATTGTAGGACTTTGAACACTTGGTACTTTATATATACGTTTCCGCTGTTTTAAATCTAAAATATATTCATATAAGATATCTCTAATGGTTTCCATCAGTTTCCTCTCCAACAAGGATGAATAAAAATTTTTTGCCCCATTTTATAGTCCGGAATTCTTCTTGCTCCAATGTTATGCAGAGGCCGGGCTGATTTCGTCTAACCTCTGAAATGCTGTTTACAATGCCAACATCTTTCATAATTTTGGGCAGATAACGTTCTGCTGTGAACAAAGTTTTAGGCTTTTCAATCAGCTCCCAATCTTCTGTATCATAAGCAAAAACAGTTGCTGGGTTCAAAGTTGGATTGCCAACTATAACATTTTCAATAATATTCATCAGAAATCACCTACCAATCAAAATCCATGCTGGCTCGCCAATCAGCATCCTCTTCTTCATCCATAACAGAATAATAATGATGTTTACTTTGTCCGCTCTTTTTATATGGACTTACCCACAATGTTTTACCACGTTCTTCGTAATAATGTGCCTGAACTTTTTTCAGCTCGTCAATATTTTCTCTTATAAACTGATAATATGCCGCTGCAGAAAATTCGTGAGGAGGCTCCTTGCCTAACCATCTAATAATATCTCTGACATATTTACTTTGTTGTTCCGATGGTGCCTTTTCATGTATGAATTCTCCTTTATTTACTTACATACAAAGTACCATCAGCATTAAGGCGTGGTGTGATTGTTACACTTCCATCGTAATTTGATGCAACAACTATATAATTAACTCCAGTATTATCATCAACAACTTTACAGGTTAGAAGGTTACCATTATGATTTTCAAACCAAATCTTAATTGGATTATCCTGTTCGGCACCTACATTTGTAGCACTGCAAGCACCAAATAAGAACATTGCTATCATTGAAATAATTACTAAAATCTTTTTCATAAATTATCTCTCCTTTTACCACATTTTTTACAATAGGTTTCGCTTGTCTGCGGATAAGATAATGACACTAATTCTACCCACTCATGCTCAGATTCTGATTCACAACATTTCATTGCTGTAATTGGTGAATTTTCTGACTTATCATTATTATTTTCTTCATTAATATCAGCTAACTTTTCAAGCATATCCATACATTCATTGCCATATTTTTCTTTTGGGAATTTATCGAGTAATTCGATTACATCATTCACATAGACTGCGTCTATAATGCCATATTTTAATATCGGGTGTCTTAGCAAATGCAAACAATCTTTAAATGCATCTAAATCAATTATATATTTCATATTCATCACCATATAAATGTATGTTTTAAGATATATTATCTTCTCTAAAAGATTCCAATAGCTCATTAAACTCTTTACTAAGTTTATTTGTGAGTGGTTCAACTGGTCTCATAAAAACAATGTCTTTATACTTAATATGATATATTCCCTTTTCAGACAATAAAACCACATTGCCACTATAATAATTCAGAAGTAGACCATGAACGCTTTGCTCGACATCGTACTGACCTAAACTATATACCACCTGATAATATCTATCACACGCATATTCGCATACTTTACTCATATCAAACATATTTTCCACCTCTTAAAACTTCATTTTTATTTGCTTCTCTCCAAAATTTCTTCCAGACCATCATTACC